TAAACTCCGTTAATGTATAATTTGAAATCCACACCAGAGGCGTTTAGTTTACCGTAAAACCAGCCCGCGCTTGTGTTCATAAAGCCGTAATACATACTCCAAGAACCTCCGCTTTCGTAATAATTAGGGTTTGCTGATGAGGTCATCGTTACGATGTCCAAGTAGTTCATCGTTCCGTTTAATCCGTTAGCCCCAGCAGGGCCAGTCGCAATCGCCGTGGTCTGCACAGTAGAGTCGCTGAAGGTGATCCCAGTAGCGTCAACCGTAATGCCGCTAGTAAAGGACGGAGCAGAAAGATTTGCCTTGAGGTCTAGTTCGCCCTGCAAATCCGTTTGAGTTGAAAGCGTCCCAGTGATCGCACCCCAAGCGGCGGATCCGCTAACGGTTGCCCAGATGAGGTCGGTGCCGTCATAGGTCAGAGCCTGCCCAGCAGTCGGGACGGCGGCGTTGAGCGTTGAGGTCGCTGCGTTGGAGAGCGAGCTAATGGTAAGGCCACCGCCCCCGCTGACTACAGCCCAGGCACCGTTATTGCGTCCGTAGGTCGAGCCGTCAATCGGAGCGTCCGATAGCTTGGCGGCCAGGAGCGTATCCGTGGTAGCCGATGAATATAAGTTTAGTGACATGGCGTTAAGTAATAATGAGTTGTTCCCAAGCGCCGTCTAAGCGGACGTAAGGAGTGCCGTCGCTAGGAGCGTCTGGGATGCCAGCCGTGGTCTGGGTTGTAGCGTCTGGGAAAGTTAAGCCTGTGTTATCTAATGTTAATCCATACCCAGCGATGTCCTCAAGGACGATGTTAGCGACGGTGATGTTAGTTACGAAAGACCCATCGTTAATTAGATACTGGCCGGAGCTGAGTGTAGTCTGTGTACCTACTTCTACTTGGTAGAACTTAGGAGAGTAAGACCACGCCCCGTCCTTGCGAACATAGCCATATCCATCAGACAAAGCATCTGCAATGCCAGCGGTTACTTGGGTGGTTGAGTCTGGGAAGGTTAATCCACCGCCGTTTGTGGCTAGGACAAACTTTCCATCGTTAGGCGTAAACTTGTGTAGGTAGTGCGTACCCGCGCCCGTGTCGTTGTAAGCATCGACCACTAAATCCGTGTTAAGGATGTTGCGGATTGCCGGCGTATAGATGCGGGTCGTGAAAGTCGGTGACTCAATCGTGGCCTTGAGGTCGAGCGCCGTCTGTAAGTCGGTCTGGGTGGAGAGCGTTCCCGTGATTGCACCCCAAGCCACCGAGGTCGCAGGGGTAACCCCGCCCACGTTAACGACCCACGCGGCATAGGTGCCTGACCCGGTGTGGTTCTTGATATCCACAGTTAACACTCCAGTGCCCGAGTTATAGGTCAGCACCTCTCCATGCATATGGTTAGCCGCGTTAAACGAGATGGTGATGTTCTGGGTAGGCGTGTACGACAAGCCCGTACCAATTGTGAAGGTCTTGTTGCCGTTGCTTACGCTGTTGCTCGTGGTCGAGGCCGTCAGATAACGATCACCGGGAATGACAGTAGTCCAGTTCGTGTCGTAGTTCGTACCGCTTACCTTGGTCAGAAGCTGGCCCGTCGTACCTCCGACGGCAACCCCTGCCCCCGCAGCGCCGGTAGTACCCGTAGCCCCAGTCTGGCCAGCGGGGATTCCGAAGTTAAAGACCGCGGCTGAAGATGAGCCCGAATTAGTGACCGTCGCCGAAGCACCGGGCGATAGAGTCGTGGTCGTGCCCGCCGTGATGGTGGCAGCCGAACCAGCCGAACCAGCCGGCCCTTGAATTCCTTGAATTCCTTGAATTCCTTGAATTCCTTGGATGCCTTGGATTCCCTCTGGGATGGTAAAGTCTAGGACGGCTGCAAATGGGGTGCCGCTATTGACCACAAGGGCGTCCGTGCCAGGTGCGCCAGTAGTCGTGGTGCCTACCGTCACCGTAGCCGATACCGACGGCAAGGCGGGATTAATGACGACCGTCGCTGGCACCACAGGGTTGACCGCGATGTTAGCAGACTCGCAGATCGTAAGCGTGATGGCCATTAGGTGAAGATATTCTTAGTGACGTTCTGTAGGATGATGACGTTTACCGTCTCCGAATAGATGGCTAGGCCGTTGGCCACAAAGACCATGTCCATGAAGCCCGTGCCGGGATGCCACTCTTGGGTATTGGCGTAGTACATCGAGAACTCTGTCGAGCTGTCCTTAGTGACGGCCAGCGGGTATTCGTAGCCGCGTTGGTCACGAACCGTGCAGTAAATGTCGATGCCGTCTAGGTTGGGTGGTGCCTCCCCAGATGACTGGGTATAGACCCCAGAGATGGTGAGGGTAGACCCTCGGGTAAAACTAAAGGTCGGCGTAGCCATAGGCTTCTGTTTTTAGCCCTATGTCAACCAGCCCTAAAACTCACAGTTTAAATGGGAACGGTAGGATTGATACCCGTACCATCCCACTTGGCGCAATCAGTATAGGCACCTTCCCAGTCTTCCTGCTCTGGGCCATAATAGGGGCTTCCGTACCAGTCGGGGTAGGGGATACCTGGGTCTTCCAATGGAAATCTGTATGCCCCGCTGTACCAAAGATTGTAGGGAATGGTGATTGTGCCGGCTGCGTACTGGGTGACCGACCAGACTAGGGCGGTTGCGTCCCAAGTGATGAGGGCTAGTTGAATGCGCTGGCAGTTGTAGTTCTGGAGCTTATTTTCTTGGGATATCTCAAGATTGCCAGAGACTTGTTCTATTGGGTACGGTACTTGAATCGTAATAGCCTTGTACTCAAAGAAGTTAAACCAGCGCTGAAGATCACAAGCACCCTCATCGCCAAAAGGTTTAGTCTTGTTCCAAGCATCGCCATTGACCGGCATCAAGGCTAGGTAAGGAGTGCCATTTTGAATGCCTGCTCCACCAATGAGCTTATATTGGTTGGCGATGAGGTAAACGCCGTACTGGTTCGACCCGGTGGTCACGGCTTCTTCCCCTTCACCCGTTGTGGTTAGTGGGCTAATTTTGCAGTAGCCACCCTTGTCCACCCAAGGGGTTTCGGTATAGTCTCCTTCGGTTCTTGAGGCCGTTGGGTATACGGCAAACCCTTGTACCAAGAATTGACGAAGGCAGCCGCCAGTCATCCAGTTTGGGCTGGAACGGTAAAGCACCGTACCCTTGGCCACGTTGACCGTCCACTCGGTGCCGTTGCCGTTTACGTTGACTAGGAAGTCGTTGAGCCCTGGCTCGTAGAGGTCGGCAATAAGAGAAAGGGAGCTACCTCCGGCATTGGCGTCGTAAAGAACGCCGTTGCTTGGCATCTGCCGGCCGCGGGTCGTGTCCCCATTTAAGCTGTCCAGAAACGAACTGATGTATTCGTTATCCATTACTGGGTAGGGCCAGGGTAGATGTCTGGATCCCAACCAGTAAGGCCGGAGAGCATAAACTCACCCGTGGTCTTCCAGATATTGCCGAAGCGCTCAACTGAGAAACTTGTCACCAAGAATGAACGACTGATTAAGTCTTCGTACTCTTCAATGTAGTAAAGTCTGCCTGGATACGCTGGAGCACCTTCTCCACAAAGTGCGCTATATTCCGAAGGCATACCAAAGTAAGTCCCATCAGTAAACCAGCCAACATAAGAAGCGTCTGACAAAGCTTCGTTCTCGGTGCTTACATACCGAGTCATTCGTACGGTGTTCTGGGGCTTATAGTATGACTTGACGCCGGCCTTGATATTAACCGCTTCGGTGCTCTTCTGGGCAGGAAGGAAGGCCACGAACTGGCAGTTATTGGTTGCGCCGGTATTCTGCACGCGGGGCGTCCAGAGAGCTCGGTTTGGATTAATGGCGGTGTCCTTCTCAAAACCACCAGCAGTCGGGGGAGGGCCAGCCAAGGGGACTTGCGGACTTGTGGAACCAGTAATGCTGGTGCAGGCGATCTTGTAGAAGTTCGGGTGGTGCGTGATGTCCTCGGACGAAGAAGACGCCGACATGGACATGATGGGGTTGGTACGGTTACCACCATTAATGGTCGGGTCGATGCCAACGAACTCTGCCACGATGGTTAGAATGTCGCCTTTATCACGGGTCATCGACGCCTTAGACATACCAAGGGAAGACCAGCCTTCAATGTCGCAAGGAGCGCCTAGGTAGAACTGGAAGGTAAATAGCCCGATGTTGTCTGGGGTGGCGTCCCACTTGTAGGTTACGCGGGCCTGCACAAGACCGAAAGCGTCCGTGTCGATTGTCCAGCCGGGTTGGACGACGGGACTGCCAAGTTGATTTCCGTATCGAATTGCGGTAGTGCTGATGGGCATTTTATTTGGATCGGTAAATACTTCCTTTGGGTGGGTTGGACTTTTCGTTTCCTCGGCGCTGTTCGTCGAGCTGCTGTTGAGTAAGTTCTACAATCTTTTGAGTGTTCTTGGCCGTCTCCTCTATGGGGTTAAAAGCATACGCGGAGACGATATCGCCACCGCCCATCTGCTGGAGCGAGGATGCGGCCTGGGCGGTCTGCATACCAAGGGGGGTGAGTTTAACGCCTTCTTCTCCTTTAATCTTTTTATTTAATTCATCAAGAAAAGCTTTTCCACCTTCCTCGGACATACTCTTGGCCATTACTTTTCCTGCCATCAATCTTCCTTCTGGGCCAAGGGTAGATTCTTGGTTAAAGAATCTTGCTGCAGCAACCGGGCTTGCAACCGCAAGGGCTCTTGTAGAAGCCCAAACAACTGACTCTTGCATTTTATTTACAAAGATATCCAAGAAGGCAAAACCTTCAGCGCCAACGTTCTTAAAGTTAGCCCAGAACTTTTCCCAACGGTTTGAGGTTTCGGCTAACTGGCTGGTGGCTAGTTCGGACGTCTTGTAGATGCCTTGACCAGCCCTTTCGAGTTCGCCAGTACCTTTCTTGATAAGCGGGAGCAACTGCTCGAAGGACGATCCAAACATCAAGTTGCCGTAGTAAGCGAGGGTGGCCGCATCCGTGCCGGCACGATGTGCCTTGGCTAGATCGCGGATACCCTTGTTGTAGTCGTAGGTACCCTTGCTGACGTCTTCCTGGCTTACCCCTAGTTTATTCAATAGGTTATTGAGTTCCGAACCAGAGATACGGGCTTTACCCATGTTCTTATTAAACTCTGAAACGGCGTGTGCAAACTGTGAAAGGCTGATGCCGGACTGTTCGGCCACTACCTGTAGTTTTCGTAGCTCCCCGGTGGAAATGTCCGTGGCGTACGAGAGGTTGCGCAGTTCCTTAGCTTCCTGGACGGCCTTCTTGAAACCCTCGATGAGCATATTGATGGCCTCGGAAATGAGCATACCAACACCACCGAAGCCCTGTCCGATAGCCGAGATTCCTCCCGTCAAACCGCCAGACATAAAGCCTTGAGCAACGGACAGCTTTTGTTGCTTTTGCTCTTGAGCTGCACTTTGAGCGGCCTTCTCAGCCTTTTCCTTTTCACGCATCTGTCGTTGCGTCTCACGCCAAGCGGCCGCAGCGTCTTTGTTTTCCTTACGCTGGGCATCCTGCTTTTCTTTTTCGGCCTTCTTGCGTTCTTCACGCTCGGCACGGGCAGTCGCTCGACGGGCGTCGCTGGCTTCCTTGTCTTTCCGGCGCTGCTCTAGAACAGCCAAGTCGGCCTCCTTCTTGACGGTCGCAAGGCCGCGGAGGAAATCCTCGTAGTTACATCCAATCTCTACTTTAATTTCACCGGGCATTGGATGCCTCCTTTTCCTTATGTCGGTCTACAATGGAGTCAAAATCGTTCAAGGTTTCTTCCTCGTCGGTGGACATAACTTCAAGTTCAGAACCGTTGTACATAGCGTGGCAAATGTTAAACCACACCGCCTCGCCTTCCGGCATCGTCCACGCTTCCTCTAGGGTAAATCCGTTACGGACGTTGTTGGCCACGCACGACAGCACCCAAGGAATTTTTTCGTGGGTCTTACCTTCCTTCTTCCAAGTCTTTGGATACGAGCAACCATTGATGATATGCCCAAAGATATACCCAGCGTAAACAGACTTGAGACGGTTGCCCATCTCGAGCGCCTTAACGCGGAGCCGATCCGTGAATCCTAGCTTCTCTGTAAACAGCACCTTGTCGTAAGTGGACAAGACCTTGGCGGCCAGGATGACGTCCTCCGCGGTAATGACTCGGTCGAGGGGCTTTAGGAACGGGCTGTCGATGGCCTCCAGGAGAACCCGGTGGCGTAGGCAGAACGGCAAAAGCCGATAGCCGGCGACTCGTTGTTTCGAGCCGCCGACCGTCGTGGCAGTAATATAACGAGCATCCATGCGCGGGATGCCTGTTTATTAGGCGATAGACTCGTACTTGATACCCTTAACAGAAACCTTGCGGTAGTCCTTGTTCGTACCCTTGTCGTCAATCGACTTGAGGATATACTGGATTCCGCTGTAGGTGAACTGGCTGCCGTTGGTAGGAATAGAGTCGGAAGCTTTAAGAACACCGTCTAGGGTGATTTCATTCCGGCGATCGTCCAAGTGGTCAGTAATGACTAGGCCGTTCTCATCTGCGACCTCAACGTCGAGGGCAAACGATTGGGAGAGGTCATCGGACTGGACGACCATATAGGTTTCCGTGTCACGAAGGCCGTAAAAAAGTGCTACACCGTATTCGATGGCTGCCATAGTTGTTCTTTGTTTTTAGCCAAGTGTCAAGGGGCGGGGGGGGCTGACACAAAAGCCGTGAACTCAATCATATTGCCGTACTTGCGCTGGTGCTCCCCCTCCTGGTCGCCACCCGTAATGAATAGGTCGTAAAGGATGCCGTCCGTGGCATACGTCCAAAGGGGCTTAATCGCGGCAATGTCGGCTAGGGCATTAATGACCTCCTGGACTCGTTGCCGGTGGGTGTCCAATGTCTCGTCGTCGGCCGAGGAGATGACCCGTACGCTTATGGTTACCTCATAGTTGCCCAAAGGATAACTCCCTAGGGCCGCCACGGGCCTTGCGGACTCCGCATAGATGGTTACCATAGGCAGCACCTTAACCTCGGGCGTGACGCCCTTGTGGACGGTTACGCCGGGTACGTTGGTGGTAAGGTACGGGGCGAGCTTGTTCTCGACCATTGTACGGGCTGAATAGAAGGGGGCGCTCATAGGTTATTTAAGGACGTCAAGGGTACCCTTTCGGGTAAGACCAGTAAGGATTCGTTTAATGTCCTCTTTAAGGACATAGGCACGGTGCTTGGTAGCACGGGAAAAGGTTTCGTCAAAGTCGTGGAAGTTACGGCCAATCCTGTTTCCCACGGTAACGTTATAGTTACCTTCGGCGATGTTTGTAGAAGCAATTGCGTTGCCATCACCGCGGTTCTTAATCCAAGCCGAGGTCGGCATAGGGTTCTTTAAGTTCTTAGTGTTCATCCTTACCCCAGCAAAGTACCAGCCGGCCTTTAGGCGGCCGACTCGGTTTTGAACAATACGCTTATAGGAATCTAGGGATTTCATACCCTCTTGGTCGAGAATCCAGACCTCCTTCATGCGCTGGGACTTGCCAACCCTGTACGGTACGTCGGTGCCGCCGCGGACTCTCTTGTGTACAGCCTCAAGCTGCGATTCGTTGGCAGACCCTAAGTAATGGATAGCCCTAGAAGATTTGACCGACTTCTCCATTGCAGAAACAAGTCTATTATCTGAAAGCTCCCAGAACGGGGCGTTGAAGATGCGGGCAAACTTTCCGCCCCGGTAGGATGGATCACGTTCTTTCTTTTCAACAATCCACTCGCGGAACATATCTGGGTTCATCGAGCTGGCAACGTCTCGAGCCGAAGCCTCCGTAAGGGGCATAAAGATGCGGTCGATGTCGCGGGCTACGGACGTGCGACCCTTATCTCTGGCCTTGTTACCGAAGCCGCCTGTACCGCCGGTACGAGTAGTCATTACCGATTCGCTGAACGGGGGCGTGAAGTTGACCATGTCCTGGCAGAACAGTCGAGCCGTCTCACGCACTACCTCTGGGAGGGTGCGCTTGCTCATAGAGGCATAGGCGCTCATAAGCGTGTTGAGCTCTTTGACGTCCCAAGTAAGGGCCAGCCCGACTGCCGGCGTCTCGGCCATTACTGGACGAGGGTCTGCACTCGGCAGATAACCCAAGATGCCGGGGGGCGGTTGACGACGGCCACCACTCGGAAGTCCTCGCCGTTGAAAGTAATTACGCTGCCGTGGGCGATGACCGCGGAGTGCAGGACGTAGTCTGTACGGATAAACTTAACGTCATAGGACGTCGAGGACGTGAAGCCGCCCGTCTCCAAATCCTGCATAAGCATAGGCTGAGACATAAGCACGTTCAAGGCCACGGGCTCGGAGCCGGCCTTACGGACGGTAATGGCCTTGGGGATCTCGGCAAGGATTTCGGCGGCGTCCGCTGCCCATTCATCTTGGATGGCCATCTTGTTTTTAGCCCTGTGTAAATGAAGAAGCCCACCCCCCGAAGGAGATGGGCCTCTTTGCATTTACGCGGCGGGGTCTTGCGCTGACCCCTAAACTTTACGCCCGATTAGGACGTGAAGGCGATACGCTGGAGGGCGGCAGGGTTACCGACAGCCGAACCCGTGAGCCAGATAGCCTGCATATTGTGCGTGCCCATCTGCCAGTTGTAGAAGTAACGGAGAGCGAAGGTGAAGCCGCTTTCTGGGTCGGTCACGTTCATCTGTTCGCCACCACCCGTGGTCGGCGAGGCCGGCACGCGGGAGACGATGACTAAGCCTTCCTTACAGGTAGCGATACCGTTGAGGTATTCATTGAAGGCCGTACCCGAGGTTGGGAAGCCGTTGTACTCGCTGACGCCGAAGCCGTGAAGCTTCTTGTCGATAGCGTTGTTCTGGATGACTTCAGCATTGCCGTACGAGAACGCCTGGGCGACGGTCGGATCCTGCACCAGTTGGCCGAGGCCGTCTGGGGAGAGGAGGATGTGACGATCCTTGTGGGGAAGGTTAGCCTTGGTGAGGTTGGTCGCAGCGTTGGCAACAGCGATACGGTTGAACGAGGACTTGGCGCCGGAGTAAGCAGCGGTAGCGAAGTTAGCCACAGTCACCTTGGCGAGCAAGCTGTCGAAGAGGGACTTCTGGACGGCATTGGCCACAGGAGCGAAGAACAGGCGACGGAGGCGTTCCAGCGAGAGCGTGGAGGCTTCAAAGTCGGTGAACGCCAGGTCAACGTAGTCGGGCTCTTCGAGGGTGATAGCAACGTCGGTCGAAGTGGCTGCCGTTGGGACGAAGCCGTTGGCCGGGTTGAACTTGGTCGAGGAGAACGAGCTGGCGTAACGGGTGTGAACCGTGGAACCACGTTCAGCGACGTAGGCGCCGAAGTCGGTTACCGCGATCTTGGTCAGCGGAACGAGTTCGGGGACGAGGGTGCGAAGGGATTCTTCGGCGACGAGCTGGAGGGTTAAGCCTCCGATGCTGTTAGACATATTAGTATATTATGGGGTTAGAGTTGAAGAAAATTACGAGACGTTACCAGTCACCTTTTCGTACTGGCTCTGGGAGACTTCAGTACGGTAGCGATGGGTAAAACCGATTTCATAAGCCATCGGGCCACCGGGAGGGGAGGTTTCCGTGAGCTTGACGTTAAAAGATAAGTTGGTGACGCCGCTGTTTGCGTCAGCGTCAGCGACAATGGCCGCCCAGTTGTCGGTCAAAAGGGTGCCGAGTTCGGCGGTTAGGGTAGCAGGAAGTGCCATAAATTAGGAAAGCTTGAGGACGCGGAGGATGACCGACTTGTTACGGTCGAAGAAGGCTTGCTTCTCCTTGGTGCCCTGCTTCATAGCCGACCACTCCTGGACGATTTCTTCGTCGGTCTTGGTGGCGACAGCGCCTTCAGCGTGGCTGATTTCGACGGGCTCAACGCCGGCAGAGGCAACGATCTCGGCGGCCTGTGCACCAGCACTCTTCTGGTTAGCAGCAATACGGGCCACATCTTCGCTGGCCTTCTTGGAGAGGGCTTCAGCAGCGGCCAACTTCTCTGCGAGTTCCTTATTAGCGGAAGCAAGCGAAGTAAAAGCGGTTTCCTTCTCGGTGGCGACAGCAGTCAGTTCAGCCACTTTGGCTTCGAGTGCGTTGATAAGGCCAGCCTTGGCTTCAACCTCTGCGGTCTTGCCGGTGAAGGCTTCCTTGAGGTCGGTGTAGAGCTTTTCGAGGGTCATCTTGTTTTTAGCCAAGTGTCAATAATCAGCCCTTGCCGTCCGTATCAACGGGGGGGCAAGAATCGTTAGGAATATCCTTGGGCATCTCTTCATCTTCGTCCTCATCTTCATCGGATTTCTTACCCTTCTTTTTCTTCTTCAAATCCTTGATGGGTTCTACTTCTTCCTTTTCGCCCTGTTCTGGGCTGACGTCCGCGGCATAGGAACCAGCCGATTCAACGGCCGGCTCCTGGCGCTCAAGGTTGGCGTAGACGTCCGCACCGATGTGCTTGAGTAGATCGTCGAGGGTGTCTTTGATACCCGTTACAAGCATCTTGGCTGCAGCCTTACGGCCAGACCAGCATTGCCCCTGCATATCCTCGTCCTTGGCTAGGGTGCGCTTACGCTTAACGTGGGAAATAAACCATACGTGAGTTTCGGCCACGTCGTCTAGGAAGAGTTTTTCCTGCTCTGGGGACATCTTGGTGCCTGGGTAGCCAGCACCCTTAGCCCAGCCGGACTTGAGCAACTTCATCTCGTAGCCTTCTTCGGCGTACGCCTTGGACTCGTCGAGCACAGGGATGTATACGCCGATGGAGCCAACGGTCGAGGAACCGCTGACATAGACTTCATCGCATTGGCTCATCAGCCACATCGAGCCGGAGCACGACTGGGAGCACGTCCAACCGATGGTGCGCTTCTTAGCGTTGAAGATGCGGTTGGCTAGTTCTGGGACGCCCGTGACGGTGCCGCCAGGGCTGTTAAAGTCGAACAGGATGGTCTTGATGTTCGGGTCACGCTCGGCTTCCTCAAGCATCTCTTCGACGTCTTCTACGTCGATACAGCCCATAAGTTTTTCGAGCTCCGTGAGTTCGGAACCGATGACGCCGCGGACGGGGATGATGGCTAGGGAGCCTGCCTTGATAAGCTCTGGGGGCTCGCCGAAGATCATCTCGAGCATATCCTCGAGGTCGTCGCCAGCCTTACGGGAAGCGGGGTCGAAGGCGGTGACCTTGTCGATGTATGCCCTGGCCTTATGCCCTTCGATTAGGATGGGAGTAAGACTAGCGAAAGCGTTTTGGATGTTGCTCATTGGTTATTCGTCCGCTGGGGTTGCGGTCTTGGGTTTTACGTTGGGGTCGTCTACGCTGACTTTCACCTCTTCGCCGTCGTCCATATACGACATTTGGTCGCCTGGAGGTTCGTCGGAGAAGGATGCGTTGACGTCGGCGATGTTTAAATTTTGCGGCTTGTAGATAGCCGAAGGCTGAATCTTGTACTCGTCGGCCAGTTCCTTGATGTACGCCTTTTCGGCCGCATTCTCGCGGAGCTTTTCCTTCGGGTCGTCGCCGTTCTCCAGGTGGAAGTCCGTAATGGACTTGATGCCCGTTTCGATATCGAGGCGGGTCTGCTGAGCGTCTCGGCCGGCATCGACGGTAACGCGGCGAGGGGTCGTCCACGTCACTTGCATAAACGTATTGATGGGGGGCAGTTTCCCCTCCTTGATTGCCTTGCCGATGACGTAACCCCACACAGGGGTTAGGAAGCGCTGGATGAGCACCGACTGACGGTGCTGGAACTTGCGGTCAGCCTTGGCTACCACGAACCTCATAGTAACTCCCCCTGCCTTGGTGGGATCGTGCACAAATTCGTACGGTAGAACCCCTGCGAGCGAATCGCGGATTAGGTGCTCGATGAAGCCCGTGAACGTGGCGTTGGGGCGATTGGACTCGAAGGACTCCAACTTCTCGCCTGGAGCAAGGGCAATGGTTTTGCCGCCGAGGAACGTGGATGCCTCGTTGGGGTCGGTAAGACCGTTGTTGCCGTAGTCCTGCGGACGCATCCCGAAGGCTTCAAAGTCAGACTGGCTGCCGTCGAACTGTGCGTTTTCGCGGTTGATCGTGCGTACGACGTCCGTGTTGGTTTTAACTGCGACCTTCTCAAGCGAGATGATTTCCAGCATATCAATCAGATTATTGATTGAGTGCTGAAGGGGGCTGTAAGCACGGGCGCCAGAGGCCAGCTCGGGCTCGTACAGGTGAAGCATTGCATTTGCCGGCACGCGGCGGCTGGAGCCGTCCGAGCGGATTACATTATAATATTCGGGAGCACCGTATGGGCCAAAGAGGATTCCGTCCACCATGCCGGGGGGCGGGGACTCAGACGAAGGGTTGCCGACCTTGTGCGACTCGATGACCTGTAGTTTCGGCATCCCGTCTTTGCCCTTGGTCTTGACCACGAACACTTCGCCGTCTCGGTCAATGAGGCGGCAGATGATGTGCTGAATCTCGAAGAACGAATAGCGGCCAGTAATGTCGGTTGCTCGGGAGCCCCACTTCTTGAAGTAGGATTCGGCCATATCATCCCACGCATCGCTGCCGGATTGAGCCTGCACTTTGATGCCCGAACCGACTGAGTACATCGCAATATCGGCGATGACCTGTCGGATAAGCCCCGCATTGAGTTCCAACCAGCGCATCCGGCGGGTCGTCTCCATGCGGTCGAAGACCGTCATAGTCTTCTTAAAGTCTTGCGGCCAAGACGACCAGATCCAGCTCCGCTTATTGCTGAACTTCGCGGACTCGAAGTTTGAGAAGATGCCAGGGCCGGTCGAAGCCTGCTGCTTGAGGGCAGGGTTCACCTGGACGCCAGGGGCAATCTTCGGGATTTTAGACGCCCTACTGGAGGGCTTCTTAGGGGTCTTTACTTTGCGCATTAGAGGCCACGGAAATTGTTCAGCATATTAATGACCCGCGTCTTATCAATCGCACCATAGCGTTGGGGGTCTTTCACTTGCAGAGCATAGCGTGCCTCGAGCAGGGTCGTTTGAATGGTCATCGGAAACTCCTTGGTCACCGAGGTGCCAGAGTCCGAGTATTCCATCATAGTCTTGCCCTGCTTGAGCAAAATGACGGCGGTAGCCACGATATCCTCGATATCGGAGATTTCTAAAATAAGAAAAATGCCTTGGGCACGAGCCATCTTGTTTTTAGCCCGATGTAAAGGGGGCTGACCGCATCACGACCATGCTATCACCAGAGCCACCAATGACGCCCCTAACCGAGATGCGGCCAGCCTTGCGCCGATTAGAGTATCCTAAATCGACACGTCAAGGGGATTCTGTCGATTCCTTGACTGGCTTCTCATCCTCCGGCGTAGGGGTCGCACCGCGGTTCTTACCCTTACCGATGAGCTTGGCCATCATTGCCGGCAGGATTCCCATGACCTCGCAATCCCACAAGTGATTTGCACGGTCGCCAACGGGCACCCAGATCGGCGTGCCGGCGTTGTTCTTAGTGCGGTGCTCGGACTGCATCTGCTTGCGGTACTCGTCACCCGCGTCCTCGGGATAGGTGTGGTGGCCTGCACGACGTAGGCGGGATAGGGAATCCTTAAAGACCAAGTTCGAGAAGACGTACAGCTTGCACGACTGGGCACCGACTTGGATGACCTTGGCCCGCTGGTAGGGTCGGTAAGCGACCTTGATGCCGTAGGGCGTCTGGACACGCCAAGCAAACTCATTCTGACCCGAACCCTTGGTGGCGTTCCAACCGAAGCGGGCGCACAGGCGGTAGACCGAATCCGTGTTCGGGCCGTCACCCGAGTCAAGGAACGTGAAGAAGTTGGCCACCTCGTACTTGACCTGGACATCCCGCAACTGGTCGTCCGTTTCGACGTAGCCCCAGTAGACCATTCGGCTTTTGCCGTCCGATGACCAAGAGCGTACTACAACGTAGTACCCCTTGCGCTGCACGTCCACTTGCATAAACCGCAGGCGGGCAAATATCTTCGCCTTGCGGTGGTCGTCGGTGATAGGTGCCGACTCCAGCTTGCCGTCCACCATTGCCCCCTCGTCCACCCATACGTCCGCAAGGCGATACCCGCTCGGCATAATCTCGCCACCGCCGTCGTCCGGCTCATCGCTCCAGGATACTGCTAGACGCTTCTGCTTGAACTCGATTCGACTCGTCTCGTCCCCGTGCTCATCGAAAGCCTTCTTCGCCATAATGGCTTCCTCCGCGAGCGATCCCCACGACATACCCCATTGACCACAGAGGGCGTTCCAATGGAAGCCTACCATACCTTTCGGTGCGCTTGTGTTCATTGGCACAAACTCTCCCTTGTTGTTCATCTCCGTGCGGACTACGAAGGAGTCATCGTGCATATGGCCACAGGACTTGCACTTGTACTTCACGCCGGCCTTGACCTTATCCACATCCCAGCCGTCCCCACCCTTGGCACCCTCTGGGTAGATTAATTGGTCGAACTCATAACCCTGCTGGGCGTCACAGGCCAAGCATCGGAACATCCACTCGCGGCGGTCGGTTATATTCCATAGGTTCGTAATGTCGTCACCGTCGTGACCACCTTGCGAGATGAATACTGATTTGCCGTTCCAAGTGAACGCAGTACGACGGCGCAGGGCTTCGTTAAGGTGACCTTTCTTCCAGAGCCATACTTCGTCACCGCCGAGGTAACGGATGGAGCGACGCTGAAGGTTGCGTTTGTTCTCGGCCCCAAGTATCCACATCGTGCACCGCTGGAATTGGTTTGTGTGCCAGTTGGACTTCTCGGTCGTGCTGATGCGGGAGCGTACCGCGGGCGTGTGATCCCAAATGTGCTTCAGTCGGTCAAGCCGCCAGTCCTTGGCGTTCTGGTCAACGTCTTGTAGCATTAGGGTCGGCCCAGGCGCACGGCCGGCAATGTACGCTGACCACAGCTCGAGCAGGGTGGACTTGCCCATCTGGACGGCACCAAAGACTACAATGGTCTGAATCTCGGGGTCGCACATTGCCCGCAGGATGGGAGCAAGGTACGGCGTGGACTCTACGCGGAAGATACCTGGCATCGCACCGGGCATCGATTTGACGTTAGCCTCCAGCCAATCGACAATGTCCCCGTCTGGATCTGGGGCCATAATTGAGCGGAGGTTCCGCTCGTAGGTGTCGGCTGGGTCAATCATTCGGTATCGTCTTCAACCTCCCCGTCCTCGACAATCTCCAGTTCGGTTGGGTCAAGCTCCTCTGGTAACGCCTCCGTGACCCCCTGCTCGGCTTCTACGGCTGTTTCAGCGATGCGGGATAGGATGCGATTGATTTCCTCGTCGATAGCCTTCAAAGCCCGTCCAGGGTGGTCGGGGTTTGCCTTAGGGGCTACCTTGGTGCCAAGCTGGATAAGTTGCTGCCGTAGGTCGGAGAGCACCTTGCCGAAACGCTCGATGGCGGTCTGCGTGCGGATGAGCTCCTTAGAGGCAATCTGGCGGGCCAGCATCTCCTTTTCAAGGGTGACCAATGTCTTCACTAACTTGTCGTAGGTCGCATACGACTTGGACGCCTCGGGCGTATCAATATCGTCGAGATACTTTTTGTAGGCAACGGCCTTGAGTTCCCGCTGCTTCTCGACCGTTTCGTCAAAGTCTTTGTCCGGCTTCATCGGCACGGTGTCCGCGGAGCCTCCCTTCGCACGACGAGCCATGACCCAGGCTTCCGCGGATTCGACCGAGTCAATGGGCATACCCTGCTCCACCCACTTCTGCACCTGTTGCTTGGAAGTTCCAAGGCGTCCGGCGAATTCGACTTTGGTAATTCTCATTTGCGTTTGAGCCGTGCACAAGCGTGGTCGGACTTCATATACATCGACGGCGGCAAGTTCATCTTGCGCTGGATGTGCTTCACCCGCCGGCTAATCTCAGCCCGCGTGACGCCGTGCTTCTTGGCCAGCTCGGTCATCGTCGGTTGCCCTGGCACCCCGAGGGCAATGTACTGGCACGTCCCGAAAAGCCGCACATCGGGGCTCTGCGAATCTGTCCAAGGGGCAATGACCTTTCGCAAGATGTCGAGCATCTCCGGGAAGGTGAAGGTTCGTTCGCTCATAAGAGTTTCCTGCTGGGCCATCTCTGCCTGCCATTGGGCTCCACGCTGGTAGTCAATGTCGTAGCCACGCATCGACCATTCGGAGTAGTTGATGCGGTTGTGCTCCCTGTCGCCATCGGCGTCGCCGGATCGGTCGCTATCGACGTAGCGGTGAGCAAGGGGGATGCCAGCCCATGAAGGGTTCTTTGGGTCAAAGCCTTGTTCGTGCAAAGACACTTGCTGTCCAGGGGTGAGCCGGCGCCACCACGCAGCGTAGACCGCGGCCATGTCGGAGGCTTTGCTCATTCTTGTTTTAAAAGATCCTCAAGCCTTGTTGCTATATCCAAGGCGACCGCCGCTTCACGGGCCATCAAGTTCGACAGCGTAAGGTCTGACTGACCAATCTCGGCCGCGTGCCGAATCCACCTTGCTCCTACCCGACGAAGTTCCGCAGCGCCGTTCTTCAGCTCTCGATAATCTTCGTGGTCAATATCAATATGTCGCAAGTGCGTCGCCCTTGCCTGCTGATTGATGGCCAGTCTGACTGGCCTGTCAACCTCTTTCCGTGGAGTGCCGCGGGATGTAATCCCCGTCGTCGGTACGTCCCACCAACCCCTGCCGGATGGCACAGCGAATCTCCAGCCAAGCCTTCGCAAGTGTAAGTTCCTCGCCATAGGCCGTAGACCACAGCTCGACCAGTCTGTCGCGGAGGACGTACGGCCGCATCGGCTCCGAGGGCATCATATCGAACAGCGCCTGGATGAGCGACGCCCGCTCCTCGGCCTTAGCCGTCCGTGCCTCGGTCATCCGAGTGACGTGCTCACGCATCCGCTCCGGCGATCGCCTCCACGCCCGAGCCCAAGGCGTCTCGAAGTCTGGCCGGCGCTGGAACGGGCGACGTGGCTTGTCGTCTCCGTTGTGAGTTTTGGGTTTCATGCGGTTAAGGGGTCGGGGTTCTACGGGATGGCCTATTCCCCTTGCAAGCCCAAACGGCGTTAAGCAAGGGGAATGGAAATAGCCATTCCCTATTTCTTCTTACATATGTATCTTTAGATACAGTAAGAAGATTCATTGTTAATAGATGGTGATATAGGAAATGGCCCATTGGTGGTTATAACCACCACATTAACCATTATTGAATTTAAGGAGTTTACTCCTCGGTTTTCGACGGAGTGGTGGCGGCTACGCCCCC